CAAGGATGGGGAGCCGCAGGTAGATACGGCTTTACATCTAATCAAACTAAAGTAGATAACTGGGACAGCGCAGAAACTTATTGGTCTGTCCCAGTTAAAGGGCATAGCGGATTGTTTGAAGATAAAGCTGTTGATTACTGGTCTCACTTGATTAAAGCTTGGATTAAACTAACTCACACTGCAACTCATTAATAACTGTTTCTAAATCCCAAGTAACAAACGCAATACCATTACGCTCTCGAACGCGCTTGATGTTATAAGCTTGCAACTTAGATAAAGTATTAGCTCCGAACTTAACTTCAATAGCTACATACCGGCCTTTAGGTGAACAAGCTATAATATCAAGTGTGCCTTTCTTATTGCTAACAATAGTCTTGACAGCATAAAAACCATTTGCTTCTAACCAGTCGAGTATTTTAGCTTGTGTCTTTTGTTCGCTCATACATCACCCATATCTAAAGCATCGCGCCAACCTAAGAAGACAGCTGGACCTCGCGGTACGCCTGCTTTAGTTATACCTTGATGTTTAAACCGTGCAAGCTTGCCTGCATAACTAGTTTGATTGTGCCAAATTTCTATACGTTGTGCAACTGTGAAACCTGTGCCGATCTTAAACGTATTACCTTGGTAGTTACACACTAATGAACCAAGCATGCCACTTGCAACTCTGTTGTCTTGATGCTTAGATCGTACAGTATAGCCCATCTCATTTAAAGTTTGTTCATTGTCATTATGATGCAGTTCTGAAAAGCCTATAACTTTAGCTTCATCAGGATCAAACGGCTTCATCTTCATACCCATTTCTTGGATACGTGTGCTGCGCCCATGCTTGTATATGGCATCAGGATCGCGTAAAATAAGGCCTTCATAACCGTCAATCCTGGCTTGATCGTACAAAATAAAAGCTTGTTCTGGTTTTGTTATTAGCTCATGCTCAACACCAACAGCAAACTCGTGATCTACGCATAAAGTTCTAGCTGTTAGTAAACGTGCTAAGAACCAGTGGCTAGGAAATTTAGCGTGGTCAAACACTTTAAATTCAAAGTCTGGTTGACCTGTGCGACTCATAAATGCAGATTGGTTATTGTCGTATACTTGACCGGCTTTACCTTTAAGCACAAGTTCACCATCAAGAAATGGTGGTAAATCAGCTAATGCTTTTTGAACAAACAAGTTGGGTATCTGCTTAAGACTGTTAGACAGTAAACCGTTTTCGCTTGTGACACCGCGAATGCCATCAAACTTAGTTGATGCTAGCTTAGGCCACTTTTTCATATCAAATGGGCTAACTAGTTCACTGCAAGGCTTCATAGGTCTAAACATTAGATAGTGCTCCGGTTAAATAAACTATCCACAAAATTTCGCTTATTCAGCGATACTGTCTTATACACTTGCGCACTAATTGCACCTTTAACTAAAAGGAAGTGCACGTTGATTGGTGTGTCGCGCTTCTGATTGCTTTGCCTAGCTCGACGTTGTGTATGACGCGCAGTTGAAAAGTCTTGTGAATAAATAACTAAGTCTTGATATTCGTGCAGGTCTACGCCTTCTGCATAAGACGTGGCTTGCAGTATTAACGCGTTTTTAAAATGGTGCTCAAGCTTTTGCTTTTCAGCAATGTAATTATACATTATTACTAACGAGCTAACATCGCCAAACTTGTTAAGTATGAAATCTACTTTTTCAGTGTTGGCTAGTACATACCTGTTTATGTCAATTTTTATTGTGCCACCTTCAAGTTGATGCAAGCTTGTACGAAGCTTAGAACTACTTTCACAAAGCACAGTACCTACACTTAGCTCGACAAGATCATGCTTAACTAACTCATTGTACACATCTTTAGTTGGTGAGCTAAGTGTTATGTCATGCACCACATCTACAGGTTCGTGAGTAAAGCCTAAGCTTTGTCTAGTTGCAGTTACAAACAAATGCTTAACGCAGCCAAGTGCAAAGTCTACATCAACTCTGTCGTACTGTGGAATGTTAATGCCGTTAATTTCTATGCTGTACGGTTTACCATACATTCTAAACCAGTCATAGAAAGTTTTGTACTTTTTCCAGGGTGACCAAGAAGACAAAGCAAATTGGTGAAACAACTGCTGAGGCCCTTGACCGTACGGAGTTGCACTTATATATATTAACGGTACATAGCTTGTTAACTTATTTACATCTTTCCATAACTTGCCAAACTTAGGAAATGCAGATATGTAGTTATGAGACTCATCAAGCAGCACAAGATCAAACCGCTTTGTAATCTTGCATGCTTGATGATAGTTAACTACAGTGTATAACTTAGTATGCTTAAACTGTTCAAGTGTTTCAAACCAGCCGTCAAGTGCTTTCTTTTTTGTTATAATTAACACGGTTTTTACTTGATCGCACATTTCTGCAACAAGTATAGCAGTCAAAGATTTTCCGGTACGCTCTTCCATAGCTAAGTAAACAATCATATCTTCGCGTAGTATTTCATACGCGTTGTCTGCTAACTTTACTTGATAATCATAAGGAATCATACAGCATCCGTTATTTCTATATGAAAGTGAGTTTTGATGATGTCTGCATACGCTTTAGACATTCTAGTGTTTCTTAGCCACTGATCTACAGACGGTGGTTGCGCACCAATTAACTGAGCAAACCTATACTTAGTTAGCTGGCGCTCTTTAAGAATGTGCTCTACTGCTTCTTTAGTTTTCATAGCCGCACTGCTTCTGTGTCAACAAAGCCAGTGTCTTCTTCATCAACTGCTTCAAATGGTGATAATAGCTCTTCAATACGATGCTCTTTGTTTTGAGTAATTTTTGCGTCATACAATGCTGTAACAGTTTCTTGCAACAAGTGAGGTGTGTACCGTGTATCAATTAGCTCTTGATTTTGTACAAACCTTATTTTAGCATCATTGTCTAACACTTCACACTCAGCTATACGGTCAGGATAGCACTCGCTAACTTCAGCAATAATTTTCTTAGTAATAGAACGCTGACGCGGCTTGTCACCTTCAATCATAAAGAAGTTTTCAACGCTAAACACATTAGGTATGCCGTCACCTGTGTCGCCTTTAAGAATGTGAGACAGCAAATCATATTCAGTGTTTTCAAGTGTTAGCATTTTATTACGGTTAGGACTAAACTGAAATGTGCCAGTGTACAAAGTCTGCAGCTGAATCATATCTTTGTCACTTGATACAATCACAGTCTTTTCATTTTTGTCGTGTGCTAACTTAGCTAACACTGCAATAATGTCATCGGCTTCAGCACCCTGAGTATCAATCATGATGTAGTTAGTGTACTCAATCAAGTCTTGCTTTAAGATAGCTAAGTGTTCATAGAACAAGTCGCTATTAATTGTAGACGTTTCACGAACTTTAATACGCGGTGCTTTGTAAGCTGGTTGTACTTGTGAACGCCAGTACGGTTTAGAATCACAGCAGATAATCATGCGGCCAAACATCTCACCGTACTGTTGCTCGTACTCAATCAAATCTGTAAATAGTACATGACGAACTTGCTCAAGACTTGGCTCTTGCTCGTTGACATAAAAGTTTATGATTTTGTGGTACGCAACGCCTGACAAATCAATAAGTAGCATAATAGGTACTCCATAGCATGAGTGATTAAGGTCTCCTGTGGACTCCGTGACCAAGTTTTAAATTAGGCCCTGATAGACATATAGACTTAGATTTAAAACTTGATGACGGCCACGAAAACTGGGCAGAATTGAATATTTTATGTTTCAATTTTGGTCTTTGATTGGCCGTCTAATTCAATCAGAAAAGCCATGTTAGTCATTGCATGCCATAGATGTGGCATACCTGATTCTTTATCGTGCATTTCACCTTCAAGATACTTAAGCCAGTGCCGCCACATAGCCGCTTCGTAACGGCTCAGGTCTGTGTTGTTGCGCCAATTGTTAGGTTTATACTTACGTGCACCAAAAGTAAGTACTTCAGCAATACCTGTAATACAAGAAGTAGGCACAAGATCAGGTCTAAGCTTGTCACCGTCAAACTTAATAAATTCTTGAACTACTTCAACTTTATCTATGCCAGTGTCCATAAGTATAGCAGCACAATTAGGGCACGGCGGTTGTGACACATAAGCAATATACGGGCCGGTGTCATCGTCTTCAAATTCATCGCAAGCCATTTCTTCAGCGTGTATGTCAGGCTTATTATCATCTTCATCAAAAGAAGCGTTGCGACCTGCTGCAACAATTGCGCCTTTACTGTTAACAATAACACAGCCTACTTTGCGCTTGTCAACATTAGATTTTGCTGCTTCAGCTAATACATACTGGACAATATCATTCGAAGCCATGACGTTTGCTCGCTTTGTCAATGATTGCTTGCAGGCGTGGCTCAGGTGGTACAAAATACGGACCCTTGTCACCAGCATTAGCTTTGATGTGTGGCTCTACTTTTTTGATTGACTTAGAGTTGTTGCTGTCACACACAACAAGCAATGACTCTATAACTTCCTGTGTTGACAACCCAAAAGCTGAAGCTTGAGCAGTACACAATGTAATTAACATCTGAGCAGCTAATGCAACAGGATAATCACTGTCATACTTACAACGCGTAAGCACTGCATAAGCAAAGTCAACAGGCTCGAGCGTATTAGAGTCAACTAAAGCAACTGCTTGAATATGTGAATCATTAGCATTAATTTCAAGTGTTTCAGTGTTAACGTTAATTTTCCAGAGCACGCCCATAGCAACATAGATAGTGTCGCACAAAGCATCAAGCTGATCTACAGTGTTTTTAGCTTCGTAATACTCACACAACTCTTCTTCAAGAAGTGCAATACTTAGCTTGTGGTCATACACTCTGTCGTAACGTTGTGCGTTCCACTTACATACACTTTCAAATACGTGGGCAATACTAACAGGAGTACTCATGCTTTTAATTCCAAGTTTAGTTTAGCGTGTGATTGATATACACTGAAGCATATATCTCTAGGTTCAAACAAACAAAAATCTTTGCCAGGCTTAGCAGCTAATCGATAAGTAGGAGCTAAATCAAACGGTTTATCAAAAACTCTTTCTACGTACTCTTCAGCTGCTTGATAATGCTCTTCATAAATATGGCAATCGCCAAGCGACATGTGTATTTCACCTGGTTGCAAGCTAAACTCATTAGCTATAGCTATTAACCAAGCTGATGCAAATACAATGTCAGAAGGCAAGCCAATCATCATATCTACTGAGCGCTGAGTCCAAATCATGTCAAGGTACTTGCCTTTGCGCACATAAAACTGATACATCATGTGACAGCATGGCAAGTCTAGCTCATCTAGCTTACTTGGTCGCCAGCCACTGATAATCATGCGACGATTCATTGGATCATAAGCAAGTGCATGCTTTAGCTGTTCAATCTGACCGTCAGCATGCCAAGCATTACCATAGTCAACATTGATTGAGCCGTCTGGCTTAGACCACAGCTTCCAATAGTTACAACCCCACTTTTCAAAATCTGCAACACACGTAGGCTTACGCAACATTGCAGCTAACTCACCAAGCACGCCCTGAGGATACATTGTGCGGCCTTGCAACAAAGGAAACTTGTTTGAGCCGTTAATTGGAATGGTAAGCATACGGCCAAACACAGCAGTTGTTTCACCATTACGTGTTTGACGCACT